CTTCGGAAGGCTCAGAACTCAGGTGGGTCGAGACACTGCAAAGTGGACTCGACTGTCCTTGAGTTGATCTGTGCAAGGCAGGTAAAATAGTTTTTGTCATCTGGACTTAACACAGTCGACCTCGAACGGATGAAGTTCTTCAAGAAAGACTTCAGCCGATCGTCTACGACGGCGTTACAGAAGACAGAACTAAGTGGAACAAACCCACCAACCGGTACAGTCAGTCCCTTCTCACGTATCCGCAACTCTGTGTGGAATTCGTGATTTGGGTGCTTTCGTGTATCGGGCCGAGGGAGTTCGAAGGGCAGTCTCACTACCTTAAGTGGCAGACTATCAAGCCATTCCTCAGGGAAGACCGCAAACTCTTCATCAAGAACCTTTCGGAACTTGAGTTGAGCGCGGAATGCCCGGAGGTAGACGGCATGATCAGTCGCAGAAGTTGGTAGGAGGTCAGGTAAAGGGGAGAGACCACCGTACTCACGAGAAACCTCGAGAGAACGATGGCTCTTCTTTAACTGATCTCGACAGTAGTCAACGATGAGTGGTTTCGGGAACCCTCTCTGTAGGAGAGTGGTAACTGAATCCACCTGTCCAGAAGAAAGACCTTTCCACTTCCCGCACTCGTGGATCCGTTTCCCCTCAAAGAATATTTGAGAGTCGATGGATCCCCAGCGTGGGGAGTAGTAGTTCTTTCCAATAGACAGCTCCAACCCTATCTGTCCCGCAATAGTTCCCCATCGGGAGAACTGGTTGCGGTTCAGACGGGCTAGGACATCATCCCCATGAATGAGACCGGGCAGAGTCTCCAGACTAGTGCCAGTAGCTTTACAGATTGTAAAAGCATTGGCCAGACAGAGGATGGGAAAACTGAGAAGTGATCCCATCAGCTGTCCGTTAGTCTGGGTAATCGGCTCGATCCCAGTCCATGGAGGGTAGACAACTGTGTGAGGTAGTCCTTCCTTAAGCAGGTAAGGGATGAGTTCTGGGGAATAATCCTGGAGAATGTTGGCGATTTGCTCAATTGCAACACCCATGATCTGTGAATGCAGACCATCGGTGGCAGCTGAATAATCACCCGACAACCAGTTTCCTTCGATACTCATCAGTTCCTCTATCTCCTTATCATAATCCGGGGTAAAACAGGGTTTGAAGCACTTCCAGCGAGACAATGCATTGAACATTGCTTTCTGGAGGGGCTTCAATGCCCAGTTATCACCAGACCCAACGGTTATCATTCTTACCTTAAGAGGTTCGAGGATAGCCTGGGCCTTCACCTGGTTATGATGAGAAGGTTCTTCAGGGTAGGAAAGGAACCAGTCCCCTCCGAGTGGCTGATGGAAATACCCATCGAGCAACACGGAGTAGGTCTGGCTCTTCTCCCGCCAAGAATTCAAGAGGAATTGACAGATGAAGTCACAAATCCCGACTCTTCCATTCGCTACTTCCATCACTGGTCCGATGTTATCACCCGTTCGACGGGGGAGAGCATCAGGCATAATAGTGTGTTGGTAGAGACGGAGAGTCTTCCCATCTTTCCTAAGCTCGAACATTCCTGTAAATCTGCGTAAAGCGGCGTCTCCTGACATGATACTTTGTGTCATGTAGGGGACCACGCTAGAGCAGGACAGGTTTGAGGAGAGTAGGATTAATGGGGACGTGAATTTCATCCCTTTCTGCTTAAGGTCTGCCATGGGGAGCCGGTAATCGACTGTTGAACACATCTGAATAAACTCAACGATCTCCTGCGAGGGAGTACCATTGCGAATATTCTGCTGTCCAAAGTCATCTATCACAGTCAGTGGTTGTTGACTATATCCGTCCCAGTGCTTCATAACACTAGAACGGGTATAGGCCATCTCTTCCCAATCCTTCTTCAGGATTTTGGAGAGACGGTTAATCACCATTGACTGTAACAGAGATTTACCAGTTCCTGGCTTACCCGTGATGAAGACACAAGTCGGGTCGATCCGGGGACAGTCTGGTTGAAGATATCCAATTTTGTTAATCTTGGACATCTGATCAACCAGAGTGCCTCCGGTAGAGCGTTTTGTGTCGAACGTCGCGTGTGAGTTTGGCAGACGAGAGTTCCGGTTCAAGAAAGGCAC